GTCTTCCTTTATATCCAGAATTAAATGACAATGAAGTAGAATATATTGCAAGCAAAGTGCATTCATTCTATAAATAGTTGATGAATAAATTCCCGTTAACAGTAACATCAGTTACAGACCAACAATATAACTTAGTTGAATGGATGTTGGGAAATACATGTAACTATGATTGTAGTTTTTGTTCAGATGAATTTAAATCAGGTGATAAGAAATATTTAGACATTAATGTATACATCGACACATGTAAAAGATTAATAGAACAAAGCGGTGATAAAAAAGTTTGGTTTAAACTTACTGGTGGTGAACCTACACTGTATCCTAAGTTAATAGAACTATTAAAGTTTATTAAAAGTACAGGTAACTTCACATATATCATCACAAATGGTTCAAGGACATTACGTTATTGGGAAGAGTTAAAAGAAGCTAACTGTGTTGATTTTATTGCAGTAAGTATGCACCCTGAACAAAACGCAGATGTAAATCATATCATAGATGTAATTAATGTTTTTAAAGATATTGACACAGTAGTTACGACAAATATAACTTGTGTTCCTAAATATTTTGACGTAGCTGTAGAATCCTTTTATAAAATATACAACAGTTGTCCCACATTGATTAACCTACAGCAAATAAATGATGAATTTGGAATGTCTAAGTATTCTGAAAATCAGATAAAGCTGTTGTTACTACATAGCAATAAAGTAACCCCAACATATCATAATAAACCAAAATCTAATATACCACCAAAATATACATATCACAGCGGACAACTACAGTTTACCTATAGTGACGGATCAACTAAAAAGGATCATGCTATCAATTTTATAAAGCGAGGGGAAGATAATTTTAACGGTTATCTTTGTGATGCAGGTAAAAAGTTCATACGCATATCACATGATACTATACAACGGGCAATATGCGGAGAGGGACAAAAATGGTCGATTTATGATGAAATTCTATTCGCAACTACCTCAGTTGAATGTACCCGAAATAAATGTGATTGCACTTTGGATATGATACAACATAAGAAGCATAAATAAGGGTACTATGTTCATCCTATCAATACTACCAGAAGCCGCAATACATATAATCTTTGGATTAGGTATTTTGGGCACAATCGCAGGATTCGTCCTAGGATTCATTCCTTTTGTTAAAACTTATAAACTAGCTATTCAGGTAATAAGCCTGCTAGTGTTAGTATTAGGTGTATATCTTGAGGGAGGATTAGCTGACTATAAAGAGTGGGAACTCAGAGTCAAAGAAATGGAAGCTAAAGTAGCAAAAGCTGAAGCACAATCTGCTAACAAAAACATTGAAATACAAGAAAAGATTGTAGAAAAAACCAAGGTTGTACGTGAAAAGGGTAAAGATATTATCAAGTACGTTGATAAAGAAGTAATCAAAAAAGAGGAAGTTATCAAGTATATTGAGAACTGCCCAGTTCCTAAAGAAATCATAGACTTACATAATCAAGCTACTGAGTTGAATAAGGCGGCTACAAAATGAAATACCTATTAATACTTCTATTATTAGCCGGATGTACAACAGTAGTTCCTGTAAAACAAAAGTTCCCCAACGCTACCCCTGAACTAATGAAAAAATGCGAAAATCTTAAAAAGATTGAGGGCGATAAAGTAGCTATTACTGAAATGCTTAAGGTTATTGTACATAACTATTCACTATATTATGAATGCTCAACTAAAGTAGATGGATGGCAAGATTGGTATAATGAACAGAAAAAGATATTTGACAACGTAAAATAATAGCATATTATGAAGTATTTGATATTATTGTGTGTATTGTTAGCCGGCTGCGCTACCAACAATGATTTTCAGTTATATTTAGAAGCACAGAAGTCTATAAGCAGAGATGCCACGATGAGTGAAGCGGCACGAATAAGTGTATTGATTGACCTAACCAAGAGTTCAGACAATCAAATTAAAATGGAAGCAATACGTGCTTTACAAGAGATACAGCGTAGTAAAACCCCTATAGTTATTGAAGCCCCAAAGAAGAATTGGTTCGGCTTTTGATAAATACTATATAGGTTTAGGATTTATTATGACGCAGGAAATTATTGATACAGGAAGCTTACCAAATGACGGTAGTGGTGATCCATTACGTGAAGCTTTTAACAAAATTAATAATAATTTTGCCAACCTGTTTACATTAACCGGAAGTAATAGTGAATTAGTAGAAATAGTAGATCCATTTAACAACACCACTGAGACTTCAACTGGTAATACAAATACGCTTAACATCGGTAATGTTTATATTACTAACACATTCGATAGTAAATCAAGTCTTACAATTACTCCTAGTACGCCATTAAGTGTTCCTACTCCATTAGAGTTATCAACCGGACCATATGGTGACCAAGAATATATTAATATTGGTGCAACAGCAAATGACGGTAATGGTGATCCATTACGTGTAGCTTTTAATAAAATTAATAATAACTTCAGTAATTTATTCCTTACTACTACTCTTATTTCCACATCCTACACTGTAGGAAACGCGCCAAACCAAGTAATATTTGAAATTCCCACATCACAATTTTATCAGGGCCAATTTCAAATTCGTTCAAGTGATCCAGGAACTCCTGACATGCAGGATATTACACTTAGTTCATCTATTACTAATAATTTAGCAGGGGTTAGATTCAGTGGTCATTCAACACTATTCCAGGGTAATTATATTTGTCGTTATGACATGGACGTATCAGGCGGCAATGTTAGAGTATTAATTAATCCTATAGTAAATGTTGTACTAGAACATTTTATCTCAGCAGTAGTTACTTATCCAAACGTAGTTCCTACAACCGGCGATGAGATAGCATTGGACGGATATGCTAGTGGATATCTGTTGGGTACTGAAACTGATTTGATATTAACAACGGAATCTTAATGAGAGCAAAAGAATTTATTACTGAAACAACATTGAGTAAAGTACACGATGGCTTAGATTTAGCAACTATGTCCCTACCTAACACATATGTTATTCCAGAGTTAAAGAACAATGACTTCTACGATTTATATCGTTTTGGTGTAGCGATTGCCGCAGTAAGGGGCGAAGGTGGCAACGATAATGTAAAGAATGGATTTGAGCCGGAGTTTAGGGCAGAAAGTAGTTGGGGAGAACATCAAGTTGTGTCATCTGAGTTTGATAAAGAACTTGGTAAAACTATTGACCAAGCATTAAAGAAAGTTGGGAAATCCGGTAAGAAAATGGTAAGTACTCCTGGAAGTGATGAGATGGATGATACATTAACTCAGTCGCCAATTAAAGGATTCAAAGGATATAAAAGATGAGAGCAAATGAATTTATATCCGAAGCTAAAATCGGAAAAATAGGAAATAGAAAACAAATGTCTACAAAAGGCCTGCATAAGTTCCGTGATGAAAATGCAGCCGACCGTATATATGAATTGAATAGAATAATGATGGCTGCTGCCTCAACTGATGGAACTTTTATACCAGACATAGATAGTGAAAGTTGGGCTGGAAGATACGATGTTGCCGCACCCTATACACAACAAGAAAGTGATATGTTAATGATGGCATATAAAGCGGCAGGATCAGAATATCACGATTTAAATAAGGGCGACTTAAAAAGTAAAGAATTGGATAGTACAAATATTAAAAGTACTGTTAAACCCTTTAAAGGTTACAAAAGAAAATAATTTCAGCCTCATCAATTAGAATAAGTAATAATATCAAATTACAGGATTCTAAATGATTGATATCAACAACACACTAGACTTACTTAAACTTAAATTCTATAACGAATGGCTTTACACTGCTCATATTTATGAAGAAGGTGACAGTCAGTTTCATAAACAACTAACTTCTCAAGTTATTAAACAATATATTGATCCAATGGATCTACCTAAAGCTAGTAAAATCTTAGATTTGGGTTGTGGCCCTGGCTATTTCTTAGATGAGATGAAGGAACGAGGTTACACTGATGTTATCGGCGTTACACTAAGTCCTGGTGATATCAAAATATGTGAAAGTAAAGGTCATACTATTAAAACATATGATTTAAGCTTTTTGCCGCAAAAAGAAGGATATTTTGATGAAAGTGTAGATTTTATCTTTTTACGTCATGCACTAGAGCATAGTCCATATCCTATCTTTAGTTTAATGGAATACAATCGTATATTAAAACAAGGTGGTAAGATTTATATCGAAGTTCCTGCCCCAGATACAGATCGCCGACATGAATGGAATCTAAATCATTATAGTATCTTAGGTGAGCAACAATTGGCTGCACTATTAGAACGTACCGGATTTTCTATCAATAAGTTTGACAATTTTGAGTTTGATTTAAATGCTCCCAATCCAGCAGATGCTGATAAGCCATTAGAAATGAAAGAAAAATACTATTGTGTAGTTGCTACTAAACAACGACCATTAGATATTAAGTAACAACAAGCACTCTTAGGAGTGCTTTTTAATACCATTTATAAGTTGCTCATATAAATACTTGTTATGAGTAATGCACCTTCATTAGTAAAAAATCCTTATACTAAAACAGTTTTCAAAACTGACAAAGAACTACAGGATTTTATTAAATGCTGTGACCCAGATACGGGTTATCTATATTTTATGGATAACTTCTTTATGATTCAACACCCTACAAAGGGTAGTATGGTTTATCATCCGTGGCCCTATCAAAAACGATTGATTGAAACATATCATAACTATCGTTATTCAATCAGTTTGATGCCTCGACAGTCAGGCAAATCAACTTCAGCGGCTGGTTACTTACTCTGGTATGCAATGTTTGTACCAGACAGTACTATCTT